GTATCGCGCCGCGGGCGACTCACTGAGCGCGCCGAATCCAAGCGGTATTCAACTTCTGACGGACACGACTCCCCCGGGCGGAGCTGACTTTTCTTTCGCGCGCCAAAACCAGACGATCAAAATCAGCGGCGCCACGAACCTATCGAACAACGGCGAGTTCACGCTCGTGCCTCCATTCACAGCGACCACTCTCAGCTTCCGGAATCCGGGCGGCGTCGCCGAGACTTCACAGTTCGCGTACATCCTCAAAGGCGCCACAGAGGAAGACACGATCATCAGCAACAACAAGCTGACCAATTCGGACGTCGCGCCGACGGGTCTGCCCATGATCGCGGTGCGGAACGGTATCGCGGTCAACGTCTCGAACAATCTCTTCGTGAAGGGTGGAGTACAAGCCATCGACGTCGACAGCGCTGACGCGCGGGTCATTCGCAACAACGTCGCGGCCTGGAAGCCGGATCCAGGCTTCGCTCACATTCGCCTCGCGGCAGGCTCCGACGCCTGCCTCGTCGCAGGAACCAGCAAAAACTACTCGAACCACGTCGAGGATCTCGGGACGAACAACATGCTCGTTGATGCGTTCGCATCGACGAATGTTACGGTGGATCCAGTCGAGTCGGGCCGCGGTCTCGGCGAGCCAGTCGACGAGCTCGGAGAATGAGCGTGATTGAATTGAGCGAAGGAGGAAAAAGCCAATGACGCTTTATTTGACCCAAGCGCTGAACAAGCGCGACAAGGAAGACAAGCGCGAGATCTCGAAACTCAAGCAAGAGGACGACAGTTTCGCGGCCTCAATGACCGCAGCGCAGGAAGAGATCAAGAAGACCGTACAGAGGACGGATCACTTCGCGGCATGCATGCAGTGCGGGCTCAACGGTGATCTCGTACTCGCGATCGTCGGAGCCGCAGCCGAGGACATCACGGCGGCGGAGCTGAACGCTGCCCCCGCGGGCACGCTCACGCGATCGTTCGACGTCCGGCTCGGAACAGCCGGCGGGCACCCCCACGATTGGGTCGCGTTCGCTCCGGTTGTCACTACGAACGAAGTGGTGACCGACGGTGACGTGCTCGATCCGACCGTGGTGGGGACGCCCGCGTTCCGGAAAGGGATCGCGCGCGTGACCATTACGTTCGATACCGACGAGGGGGCCACCAAGGTCTACGCGGCGGCGGACAGCGTCGCCGTGCAGGTGCAGACGAAGGCGGACGACACGCTTCTCGGCTGGCCGGTCGCGGCCGTGACGAAGACGTACAACGTGACGTAGGGTGGGGATCGTGGGCGCGCAGGTCACGATCCTCTTCAGCACGGGGCGGCGCTTCAGCGTCGCCACGTCCTGGCTCTCGTGGCTCATCAAGCGGTTCACGCGCTCGCGGGTCTCTCACACGGCCATCGGAACGGACATGCACGGTGTCCCGGTCATCCTGCACGCGACCCAAGGGGGCGTGCAGGTGACCCTGCGGTCTCGCTTTGAGCGCGGGAACGTCGTTCTGGAGGAGTACAGGATCAAGCCTGCGGTCCAAGACGCGCTTGAAGACCAGAGCCTGCGTCACGCGGTCGAGCACGTTGGCGAGCGGTACGATTACGCAGCGCTGGTCGGCTACGCGGCGCTGATCCTCGCGTGGCGGTGGTTCCGCAAGAAGATCAAGAATCCGCTCGCGAGCCCCCGCGCGCTCGTCTGCTCTGAGTTCTGCCTCCATCTCAATCACGCGCAGGCGATCCCGGAGTGGAACGGCCTCGACCCAGAGAGGACCACGGCTGAGGACCTGCGGATCCAGTGCGCCAGAGGCGTGAGCTTCGAGAGGCTGGTCTGACGCATGGATAGGCAAGTGCAGGAGCTGCTGGCGTTCGCGTTCGACAAGTGGACGCTCGTCGTTGCCGGTGGCGTCTTCTTCTTCTTCCGCTTGCTTCGGCAGACGCCGATCGTGCGCTGGCCGGTATACTGGCGACTGCTTCCTGTCCTCCCCGAGACGCTCGGGAGCGCGATCGCGCTGCTCGGCGGGATCCCGGTCGTCGCGGATCAGCCCGTGCTGATCAAGATCGCCGTCGGTCTGTGGTGCGGGTACCTGTCTCAGCGCGCCCACAAGGTGCTCGGGCAGACGATCCTGGGAGATGATCCAGACATCATTCGATCGGGAAAGACAGAGTCCATCAAAATCCGTTCCGGAGAAGGGGAGTGAGCATGCGCCGCTTCGCTAAGATAGAGTGGATCTTTCTGGCCTTGCTGGCGGGTGTGAACGGCGCGCTGTCATGGCTGTACGGCAAGCGCACGCCGCAGGTGCTTCGTGCAAAACTGCGGGCGGTGCAGGCGCGCGAGACCGCGCTGACGCTCGAGCTCAAGATGGTCGAGGGTGAGGTCCTGCGGCAAAACGGCAGCCTCGAGGGCAGGCGTTTCGCGCAGCGCGCGGATAAGATCTCGCAGAAGTTGCGCGTCGCCCGCGAGGCGAGGACGAAGGTGCTCGGCCAGACTGACGACCTCGAGAAAACGATCGATCCTGCGCCCACCGCGCAGCACTCAAAGAGATAAAGGAGAAAACGCATGCTGACCGAACAACAGAAGAGGGTACTGGACGCGTGGGTCGACAGCGATCCCGCTCTCAAGAAGGGGATCGACCCGAAGATCCAACTCGGGACGCTCCTGCACTTGATCTCGCGCGGCTTCCTGCTGTCCGCGATCACCGTCGCGGACGCGACCGGTGGCGCCTCCACGACCGTGGTGGACCTGACGCTGTTTGGCCCGGACGGGCAGGCGGCGGGATCGGTCCTGTTCGAGATGGCCGCCTTCGACGACGCGGGCGTGTCCACGCCGGCCACCAACGCGACGCTCGGCACGGCGAGCATCGGCTCGATCGTCTCGGGGGCCGGCACGGCGGCGATCAAGGGGCAGACCGACGCCTTCGGGCTCTTCCGCTGCGTCCTGACCAACGCGGTCGACGAGACGAACTGGCTCGCGACCAGCGCGACCTTCGGCGGCCCGGCGATCGACGGGGCTGCGATCGCCGACGTCACCTTCAGCGCCTAGTCGGGGCGGCTCGATTACCTAGCCGTTGAGGCGCTCTCACCACCGCGCTATCCTTCGATCGCGCTCATGGCGGTCGTGGTCCTCAACCTGGTCGTCGATCGCCTGACGGACGTCCTGGCGAGCTACGACCGCATCAAGGTCTACCGGTCGACGACGGGGGTCGCGGGGCCCTTCCCCGAGATCACCAGCGCCGCGACCCGGGTGGTGCTCCTGCCGGACACCATCGGCTACAAGTTCACCGACGCGAGCGGGGACGAGACCTACTACTACCAGATCTCCTACTTCAACTCGGTGACCAGCGCGGAGTCGGACCGCACGGATCCGGTGCTCGGCGACGAGCTCGAGCCGCTGCCCGTCATCAGCGCGGACCCCGCGCTCGACATCATGACGGTCGACACCCTGAAGAGCGTCTTCCTGTTCGGGCTCGACCTGACCAACGACTTCGGCGAGAAGGCATCGGACGAGTTCTTCGCGTTCTACATCCGCGCGGCGATCAGCTGGCTCGAGATCTACCTCGACGTCGCGATCATCCGCCGTCAGATCACCGACGAGCGCTACGACTTCATCAAGCAGGATTATTACAAGTACGTCTGGCTGACGCTGCGCACGGGGCCTATTCTCTCGGTGGACGAGGTCCGACTGGTGCTGCCGACCAACCAGGAGGTGATCACGTACGACCCGAGCTGGATCCATCTCCGCAAGGAGTCGCGCCAGGTGAACATCGTCCCCGGCAACGGGCAGCTCTCCTCGGTGCTGCTCGGGTCTTCTGGAGCGTGGCTGCCGATCGTGTACGGCTGGCACGACTTCCTGCCGGACGTCTTCCGCGTGAACTACACCGTGGGCTACGCGCCGGGCACCGTGCCGCCGAAGCTGCTCGAGATGATCGGCAAGCTCGCCGCGTTCGGCCCGCTCAACGTTTTCGGCGACATAACTTTGGGGGCTGGTTTGCAAGCTACGAGCTTGAGCTTGGATGGTTTATCCCAATCAGTCACGACGACTAACAGTTCTACGAACGCAGGGTTCGGCGCAAGAATTCTAGAGTACGGGAAGGAGCTCAAACAGGAATTGCCTGTTTTGAGGCGTAATTTGCATCCTGTCGGGATGGTGGTTGTATGACTAACGCCGACCGCGGGGGCGTGCTCATTCGCGGACCGCAGATCGGCATCCCAGCCGGCCAGAAGCCGGTGCGCGCGGACTTCACGCCCGAGAACGTCTTCAGCCAGCTGATCGAGACCAAGGGCCTGCGCGTGGCCTGGTCCCGCGCAGCGGCCTGCCCCTGCGATCCCACCAACAGCCAGACGCGCCAGCCCGACCCGAACTGCGCCCTCTGCAAGGGGCGCGGCTTTCTGTACTTTAGGCCAGTCAACTACGCAGTGCCCGACAACGCCGGTATTCTGGACGACCTCCAGAGGTACATCCTCGAGAAGGAGCAGGCGGTCATCATCAAGGGCATCACGACCTCGGTGGAGCGCACTCAGGAGACGTACTCGCAGATCGGCGAGTGGATCTCGGGTTCGGTCTGGGTGACGGTGCGGCGCGAGAACCACGTGGGGCACTACGACCGGATGGTCTGGCTCGACGCCGACATCCCGTACACGGAGATCGTGATCGTTGGCGAGGACCCGCTGGCTCCGCTCGGGCTCCGCTACCCCGCGACCGCGATCGAGCTCCTCCGCACCGTCGACCGGGTCTACGAAGAAGACAGCGAGTACGTTCTGAACTCGCAGGGCCTCGTTGAATTCGTGCCGAGCACGGTGATCGCGGCGGGGGACCGCCTCGCGGTGCACTACCTGCACCACCCCGTCGCGCTGGTCTGGGACCACAGCCACATCTTTCGGCAGAACCTCAACTTCAAGAAGAAGCGGCCGAGCGAGGCGATCGCGCCGGAGGGCGACCCGCTGCCGCAGCCGATCCAGGTGATGGCCCGGCTGGAGTACCTGATCAAGTGATCCGCGTGGTGATGATCGAGCGCGCTTCGGTGGAAGCGCTGGCGTTCGCCGGGCCGGACCTTCTCCGGCACGTCCTGGCGGACGTGGCGACTGGTGCGCGGAGCAAGTGGCTCAAGCTCGCGGGCGAGCGCCTTCATTCCAGCGCGGTCGAGTACGCGGCCGGCATCCAGGAGGTCCAGCTCGCGGAGGGCGCGGCCGTGATCGAGCTCGTCGGGCGCCTCCCCAACATGGTGGAGCACGGGGCGAGCGCCTTCGACATGCACGAGGGCCTGCTCGGCGACGACGCGAGCTTCTGGATCGAGGCGAAGGACGGGGGGCGCTTCCGCGTCATCCCGTTCCGCCACAAGACGCCCGGCGCGACCCAGACCGGCGGCTCCCCCATGGGCTTCGCGTTCAGCGAGCCCGGGGAGGGTTCCCGGCGCGTCCGGCCGCCGGGTGGCTCTGACCCCGAGGCGATCGGGAAGGCCGTCTACAAGAAGGCCCAGCGCCTCAAGCCGCACCAGCGCTTGCCGGCCGGGCTCGTGCCCAAGCTGAAGCCGATCCACGCGACCGACGTCTACGCGGGGATGAAGAAGAACCTCCAGAAGATTGCGGGGGGCAAGACGCAGTCGACCTACGTGACCTTCCGGACCATCGCGGTGGACGCCGCTGGTCGGCCGAGTCCCGAGGGCAAGTGGCGTCACCCCGGCATCGAGGCGCGGCACCTCGGCGACGAGGTCGCGGACTACGTGGAAAAGGTCCTGCCCGCAGCGATCGAGCAGGCCTTCTGGGCCGCGCTCCGGGGTGGGTCGTGATCGAGCGAATCATCCACCAGCTGCTCGAGGTCGGCCGGGACCAGCTGCTCGAGGACAACGCGAAGCTGGTGCGTCGCCATTTCTTGCGGAGCAAGCGTATCGGCGAGGACGAGGCGGAGAAGTTCGTCGACTACTTCCAGACGCACCCCCCGACGGTGATCGAGCAGTACCCGCGCGGCGAGGGCGTGAAGTTCCCCTGCTGGTCGGTGCTCCTGGCGGGCGAGAAGGAGTCGACGTCGTTCCTCGCAGGGGAGGGCGACTTCCTGGGTGACAGCTCCGAGATCGACGACGACGATCCCGACGCGGGCGCCAACGAGTACGCCTCCATGTTCTCCGTGAACTACGGCGTGCTGGTCGTGGCCGAGCATCCCGACGTCTGCCGCTGGTACTACGAGCTGGCGAAGTTCATCCTCCAGCGCGGCCGTAACTTCCTGTTAGAGGCCATGTCCGAGGTTTTCTTTTCTGGACAGGACCTCGCTCCCGATCCGCGCTATCTTCCGGCGCACTTGTTCGTGAGGCAGCTCGGGATAGACGGCCTGCGCGTGGAGCGCGCGGTGGGTGAGCAGCCCGGAGTCATCCGCTCCGTGGACGGCATCCACGTCGCTGAGAACGAAGCCGGGATCTCCGGCGTGGAGACACTGCTCGTCCCGAACCCCGGCCTCGCAGACGGAGATGAAGACTAATGGCGACCAAGAAGCCCGACCGCGACGATCTCTCTTCCGGAGCGCGTACCACCATCGAGGACACGCTCCCGCAGCGCGCAGTGCCGCTGCCCGCGGCCGGGACCAAGCCCGCCGAGGCCCCCATCCAGAAGGACGGGGAGCGGGACCTCCCGCTCGTGACCGCCGAGGTCTTTGCGCGGGCGACCGGTCGGAAGAGGGACCAGGTGGCCGGCTTCCTCGCCTGGGCCCGCGTCCAGGCCGCCCCGAAGATGACGATCCCGCAGTGGGAGGTCGAGTGGACCCGCTGCATGAACCGCCCGGTCTGAGAAGGAGCGCGAGATGACTGCGTCAGGAATTTTTTTCAGGGGCAAGTTCATCACGGTCCCGGGTTCGTACTCGGAGATCGACGCGAGCGGGCTCGAGGCGATCGGCCTCGGTGCCACGGGCCGCGTGGCGATGCTCGGAACCGCCGAAGGCGGGCGTCCCGTCTCCACCATCACCGAGACGAAGGACATCATCCGCTACAAGCGGCCCGAGAACGCGCGCACCATCTTCAAGAGCGGTCAGCTGCGCGAGGGCTCTGCGATCGCCTTCGATCCGTCCCGCGACGCCGACATCCCGGGCGGGGCGCAAGAGATCATCGCGATGAAGGTCAACCCGGCGACGCAGTCGTCGGCCACCCTCTCCGCGCCAAACGGCACGGTGGCCACGGTGACGTCCGAGGACTACGCCGCGTACACCGAGCAGATCAACCTGGAGATCGCCACCGGGACGAGCCTGGGCAAGCTGCTCACGGTCCGGCTCGAGGATGACACCGAGGTGCTGGACAACGTCGGCGGGACTGCGATGTTCACGGTCCAGTACACCGAGGCTGCCGCCATCGGTTGGGACACCATGCGCATGGACGTCCTGGCTTCTGGACTCCGGGCTTGGGGCACTCGCGCGGAGGCGGGCCTCGACGCGCACGTCTTGGCTGCGATCACCTCCGGCGAGAACGTCCGGGTGACCGCCACGGCCGGCGACGCGGGCAAGACGATCACCGTCTACGGCAAGACCGTCGGCGACGTCCCGCAGCGCGAGACCATCACGCTCATCAACGGCACCGTGTCCGGCGCGCTCCTCTGGGGCGCGGTTTACGGGGCCGCACTGTCCGCCACCGCTGCCGGCACCGTGCTGGTGGAGGAGGACGCGGGCGGCTTCACGGACCTCATCTCGATCACGGTCGGCCTCCAGTACCGCGGACTGGTGCCGTCCTCGACGATGTTCGTCGCGAACACCACGCTTCAGCTGCTCGCGGACGCCGCCACCACGCGCGAGGTCCACCTGTGGGGCCGAACCGCGTCCGGGGCCGCGCTCTCCGAGCGAGTGGTCCTCACCGGCGCCACGCCGGTGGTCACGGTCGCCTCGACGTGGACCCAGATCGACGTCATCGTGCTCGGCGACCTCGAGGCGGCCCGCACGCTCACGATCGCGGGCGTGGCGGTGCAGACGCTCAACACCAGCCAGAACACGCTCCAGAAGGCGTCGGACTACTTCAACGCGAGGCAGGTCGGCGTGAACGGCTTCGTCTTCACGATGGTCAGCAGCCTGACGAGCTTCCTGGTGGCGGACCTCGACCTGACCCAGTCGGCGGTGGACGTGGACAACCCGGCGACGGGATCGTTCTACGCCGACCTGTTCTTCGTTCTGGACTTCTACGACGGCGCCAGCTCGCTGGTGGACGCGGCCAGGATCGCCTTCACAGCGATGGCGACGGACCTCGTCTTCACGGTGGCCAACACCACGCTCTACACGTTCACGCTCGGTGGGGTGGTCTTCACGTACACGAGCTCGGGCGCGGCGACCTTGGCGGAGATCGTGAACGCGTTCGTGGCGCGCGTGAACGCGCACCCGACGGTGAACCGCACGGTGGTGGCGAGCAACGCGACCAACCTGCGCATCACGGCCAGCACGCCGTCGGGCTTCGTCCTGGCGGAGTCGGATGCGAACATCAGCACCACGGCGATCGCCACGACGGCGGGCGTCGGCACCGCCCCGAGCAACACCACCGCGCCGATCTTCCTCACGGGCGGGTCGGAGGGCGTCGCGCTCTTCTCTCACTACCAGGCGGCGCTGGACCTCCTGAAAAGGATCCGCGTCGACTCGGTCGTGCCGCTGACGCCGGACCCCGCGGTGCACGCGGCGGTGGTCGCGCACTGCGACTTCATGGCGGGGCTCGGCCGCGCCGAACGGGACGCGTTCGTGGGACTGATGAACGCGGCGCAGACGGGGCTCGCGACCAAGAATGAGGTGAAGAGCCAGATCATCGCGCTCAACACGCGCCACGTGCGCGCGCTGGCGCAGAGCTTCGAGCGCTTCGACACGAGCGGGGAGCGCGTGAGTTTCGACCCGCCGTACCTCGCGGCGCTGGCCGCGGGCATGCAGGCCGGGGCGACCGTGGGCACCTCGCTCACGTTCAAGCTGACCAACACGCTATCGCTCAACCAGCACTCGACTTGGAACCCGCTCGACGACGCGGAGGAGATGATCAACGGCGGGCTGATGTTCGCCGAGGAGGTGGACGGCCTCGGCCGCCGCTTCGTCCGGAACATCACCACGCACCTCAGCTCGTCGAACCTGGCCTTCATCGAGGGTTCGGTGAACCAGGCCGTCAACTACTCGGCGTTCAACTTCCGGACGAGCATGGAGGTGAGCGTCGGCAAGAAGGGCTTCAGCGGGACTCTGAACGCTGCCAAGTCGGTGGCGATCGGCATCCTCGGGCAGCTGGTGGATCAAGAGGTCTTGGTCGCGTACCAAGCGCTCTCGCTCGATCTCGCGCTCGACGTGCTGGAGGTCAGCGCGGAGATCGCGCCGATCATCCCCATCAACTTCGTGAAGAACATTCTGCACCTCGTGACCGTGCGGCAGGCTGCCTAGCCTCCGAGAAGAAGGAAGAAGGGAGTAGGCCATGCCGGCACCGGAGAAGAACCTGGTCCTGACTGGAGCCCGAGCGCGGCTCCTGCTCAACGGCGTCAAGATCGGGTGGGCGACCAACGTCAGCATCGGGGAAGAGATCGCGTACGAACCCGTCGAGGTTCTGGACAACATCGAGGTCCAGGAGCACGTGCCCACCGCGTACCGGGTGACCTTCACGGCCGGGCGCGTGAGGATCGTGGGTCAGACCTGGAAGTCGCAGGGCTTCATGCCGAAGGGCGGCGCGAACGCCGAGGAGCGGTTGACCAACATCATCAACCAGGGCGACATCACGGCGATCATCGAGGACAACCAGACGGGTCAGATCTTGGCCACGATCGAGCAGGTCCGAGTCGCGAGCCATAACTACACAGTCAACGCGCGCGGCATCGTTGGGAATGACGTGAGTTTTGTCGGCGTGCGCATCAAAGATGAATCGGAAATTTAGACTTGACAAGGCTCTGATCGTTCTGGATTCATGATCCGCAAGGCGGAGTGCTGGTTGTGTCCGATCCTCGCGGTGAACCGCGCACGAGACCGAGGAGCGCTACCTCCTCGGGGATAAGACGATCCGACAGCGCCGAGCCTTTAGAGCCTACCCACCCGGCATTAGTCCCGCAGCGCAGGAAAATAAGACGGAGCGGGGATCGGTGAGCGGTCCGGGTCTCAAGCCCTTCTGGCGCTACTACGGCGCGAAGTGGAGGCTGGCTCCGCACTATCCGAAGCCTGAGCACGACACCATCGTGGAACCATTTGCCGGGGCCGCGGGCTACTCGCTCCGGTACCCAGACAGAAAGGTTTTTTTGATCGAGCGGTACGCGGTCATCGCGGCGATATGGCGGTATCTGATTCGTGCTCACCCAGTCGAGATACTCAAGATCCCAGAAGTCCAGAATACCGATGATCTGCCATCTTGGGTGCCCGAAGAGGCCCGTTACTTGGTCGGCTTCTGGATGAACACAGCGTGCACAGGGCCGAGGAAGCAACTGTCCGCTGGAAAGATCGAAGGCTGGACGCAAGCCACACGGGAGCGGATCGCCGGACAGCTCTCTTCTATCCGGCACTGGAAGATCGCGGAGGCTGACTACGCGGAGGCGCCGGACGTGCGGGCG